TAATAAACGGAGGATTTATTATGGCTGATAAAAGACTTGTAATTGACGGTTTTGGTCAAGTAGAGCTTAATCAGGTTTCTTTCCGTAGAGATGGAAGAGTTGAGGCTCAGTGCGCTCTTGATGCCACTGACTTTGCTGCTGTTCCAGCTGAAAACGGAATGTTACTTGCTGTAGATAGAGTTAACAGAACTGTTAAGTTCCCTACTGCTGCTAATGCCGCAAAGATGCCTATTGCTTTAAATTATACAACAGAGCATATGTATGATGAAAGAGCTAATGCTCTGAAGGATTTCAAGCTTGAGAGAGGTACTTTCCTTCCTAGACTTGGTTTCCTTTCTGCAGGTGAGCTTTTCACAACTAACTGCATCTGCATGGATGATGGTGATTTTGCTGATGAGGAAGCTCTTGCTGCTGCTACTACGGCAACCGCTCTTGCTACTACTCCACTTTATGGCGGAATTAGTGATATGGGAGCTATTAAGGTTTCAGATACAAAGCCAAGCGCTGGTCCTGTACTGCTTGTTGTTGAGCAGACAACAATGCCAGATGCTCAGTTTGCTCTGAAGTTCCAGGTACTTAGCGTTTAATTTTACAGGAGGGTATGAAGAATGACTATTCAACAATTAAAAGAATTGGCTGTTTATTCAGCTAAGGGTCAGGCTCCGACTAACTTTTCTGTAGAGAACGTAGACGAAGCGCTTCGTGACGGACTTAGAGAGTTAGCTGGTTCCATTAATCAGTTCATGAAGAACAGATATGATATTTATGATATTATTATTGAAGCTGCAGATGAGATTGTTCCTAATAAGGTAATTGATGCAGTTGGTATTTTCGCTGAAGTTAAGCAGGTTGGCCAAGGCCAAAAGGCTTTATTCAGAACAAGATTAGGTAAGACCAGAGCAAGAAAGTTCCTTACTCAAGTTGGTCTTTCTGGTGTATATGAAAGCTTCAGACTTGACAATGGTACTTTTGAAGTAAGTGCTCATGCAATTGGTGGAGCTTGCTCAATTGATTTTGAAAGAATGCTTGATGGCGCTGAAAATATGCAGGAGTTAGTTGCTCTTTTAACAGAAGCACAGACAGATGCTGTATATCAGGAAGTTCAGAGAGCACTTCGCGCGGCAGTAACCCAGGCTGGTGTTCCTGCAAACAATAGAGCTAATGTTACTATTGGTAACGACTTTGACCCACAGGAAATGATGAAGCTCGTTTCTACAGTTAGAGCTTATGGTTCTGGCGCAGTTATCTTTGCACCACCTGAGTTCGTTGCGGCAATGGGTGCTGATGCAATTGTTCCAGTTGGAGCTAACTACCAGGGTGTATATCATCCACAGGATATTGATGCTATTCATAATACTGGTTACATTAATATTTTCAGAGGTACTCCAATTGTTCAGATTCCACAGTCATTTGTTGATGAGAACAACGTAGAGACTTGGATTGACCCACAACTTGCTTACGTATTACCAACTGGTGGTGAAAGAGTTGTTAAGGTCGTATTCGAAGGTAACACTCAGATGTGGGACTTCGTAAATGCAGACCAGTCAATGGAAATTCATACTTATAGAAAGCTTGGTACTGCTATTCTTGCTTACCATAACTGGGGCATTTATAAGAATGAAGGTATCACTCAGACTTATAAGGAAATGTATCCAAACGTATAAAATAGTTAACATGGGGAGGGGTTAATCCCCTCCCCTATTTATTTAACGTAGTGATGCGGCCGCATGGTTAGGCCGCGTTCTATAAAAAGGAGTTAAAAGGAGTAATAAAATGGAAAAGAAAGTAAAAGTTAAGAGTTTAGTTTCGCATCGTGTAGTTCTTAATGTACCGGATTTAAGATTAAGACGTGTATGGGAAAAGAAAAATGCAGTTATTCTAATTCCTTATGAGCAATTAGAAGAAGCTATGTATAGTCCAGGAGTTGAGAATCTATTTAGAGATGGAGTTCTCGGCATCGAAGATATGGAAACGAAAATTGCTTTAGGACTTGAACCTGAAGGCGCGACGGAGCCAGTTAATATTATTATTTTAACTGAACAAGAAATGTTGCGTTATTTAACTGTTCTTCCTATGCATGAATTCAGAGAGAAACTTAAAGAGCTGCCGCATCAGCAAATTATGGAGTTAGCAAACTATGCAATTACTCACGAGATTGCTAATTTTGAGAAGTCTGATTTAATTAAGCAGTATGTTGATGTTGATATTATGAGTGCGATTAAACTAAATAGGGATGATAAGGCAGCACAGGAGGGTTAAAATGACTTCCATCCATAAAGTTTATGAAGCGTTTTTATCAAAAATGTTAGAAGATGAATGGTTGAATTGGACGGAAGAAGAAATTGAAGCCGATTGGCGTCAACTGCTCAATAGTGCAATTCCTCATTTCAAGTTCCCTAGAGTTGACATAGATATAGATGAAAATGATAACTTTTACGGTGACCTGGGAGTAGAAGAAATAGAGATTTTAGCTACCTTTATGAAATGCGAGTGGCTTAATAGAGAAATTTTAACTTGGGAGAATATAAAGCCATTATATGTGGAAAGAGACTTTTCTCAAGCTAACTTAATTGATAAGTTGCAGAAGCTATTAGATAAGGAAAGAGCTGAAGCTCGCTATTTAGAGAGATTGTACTACCGTTCTAGAAAAAGACAGCCATTCGATTATACGAAATTGGCAGGTGAATAGAATGGATTACATTCCAGAAGTTTTAGAAGCCTACAATAATAAATTGAAAAGTCAACTGTATGGATTATTATGTGAATACGAGCGCGGGCGCGACTGGGAAGGTTTTTTAGATTCGATTTTAATTGAATTAGAAGGATTTGATGTTGACGAGCGCTCGATAGATTTTTATTCCATTTATCATAAACTTTCTTCGTGTCGATATTTAAATTATAAATATTTTAGAAAGACTATTTTTGATTGTATGTCTTTGCTCTCTAGAATGGAGGAGAAGAAAAATGGCATATTATGAGGATGTTTATTTAAAAAGATTGAATAGATATGGGATTGATTTTCAATCTCGTATGCAGCGCCAGCGCGAAGAAAATTTTAAAGCACAGATGAAGCGTTCAGTTTATTATGTAACTTTTGATTATAAGGAAAAAGAATATGAGGGAGAATTTACTCCTTCAAAACAAAATGAAACAAAGACAATGCATTATCTTTTAACAGATGTGAATTTAGATATGCCGAACGGAACTATTTTAATGATGCCAGATAAAAATGGTGAAAGAGAGCCGTGGATGGTTTATTGGTTGGAAGATTATGTGGCAAGTGGATATAATAGATATATTATGTTGAAAATGACACATAAGTTGAAATGGACTAATAGAGAAGGCAAAAAGTGTGAAGCTTGGGCGTATTTTTACGGTCAAGAAGACAACATGTTAAAAGATGAGTTAAAGTCTAGAAGTAGAAATAAGACTCTTTATACTGAGAATTTGAAATTAAGTTTCTATATTACTCCATTAAATGAGAATATAAGAAAAGATGACTATTTAGAAGTGACACAGGGCAAATTAACTGAAGCTTATGTAGTTACAGGTTATGATATACAATCTACTCCTGGGGTAGAATTTGTCTCTGTAGACCCGCAGTATTTAAGAGACCATAGTGACCCGCCAATTCAAAATCCAGATGATAGTGATGATGATTTTTATTGGTTAAATCGTGGAGGTATGGATGAATGAGTGTAAGAAATTGCGCTGAATTGGGGGTTAATTTACAGTATATTATAAAAAGACTTTTTGCAAATCAAAATCTTTTAAAGTTATTATATTATACTGATAAAGACCCATTAGCTAATGATGATTTGACTTCGGAGCAAATTCAAGATGAGGTTTTTGAAAAACTAATTAAGATAGTTCCTAGAGTCGGGCCGAAAGAAACAGCACGTTCTGTTGTTACTGTGACAGTTTCGCGCGCCCAGGGATTGGCGTCAAATGGAGAATTTAGGAATGTAATAATTAGAGTAGAGAATTTTGTTCCTCTTACTCAATGGATTATTAAGGATATCAATTTGCGTCCGTTTGCTATTATGGGTGAAATTCAGAAATCATTAAATGGTAAAAAGATTGAAGGGTTAGGTAAAATGGTTGGTGGAGATTTAGCTTTAAACTTTTTAACCGAAGAGATTAGTTCATATGAGCAAACTTTTATGATTACTACTTATGATTGATGAACGGATTTTTCTTGGCTTTCCAATAAAATTTAAGGATATTTGCCAAGTTTATCCACCAACTGTAAATGATGTAATTGGTAATGACGAGTTTTCGATTTATCAATCATTGTTTATGATAACGCAAGAAGAATTAGAAGAGGCCTATGGACAAGATGAAAGGGTGAGTGAAATTCCTACACCTTTTAAATATTTGTTAATGGTTTATCATCAAGAAGAAGAGATGCGAGAAAAAATTCATAAGGGATTTGATAAGTTTATTCACGAACCAGTAGCAATTGTTCCAGAAATTGAAATGCTGCTGATAGGAAAGAAAGAAGAAGATATTGACCCTGATGTGGATTTGGATAATCCGAGGTTATTAACTGAGGAAAATTATTTTGACTTTCAGAACATGATTAGAATGGTGATGGGGATGGATAAAAAAGAGCCTCCAGAACCAGAAGACCCTAATTTAGACCCGCGTATTAAACGGTGGAAGGCCAAAGTACGAGTGCATGATAGAATAATAGCAAAGAAAAAATCTAAAAAAGGACCTACTACTGGAACTCTTCTTGCGGCAATTTGTTGTATGGGAATTGGTTTAACTCCACTTAATATCGGAGAGATGAGCTATGCGTGTGTTCATTGGTTAATTGCAATGGAACAGCAAAAGGAAGCATATGATATTGATATACGTTCTTTACTTGCTGGCGCGGATAGTAAAAAAGTTAAACCAAAATATTGGATTAAAAATATAGACGAAAAAGAATTATAGGAGGCTATATAATATGGCAATTATTCTTGATAAATATGCTATTAAGGAAGTAGCTGATGTTATGTTCTATGAGTTAGACTCAAAGGGCGCACCTTCTGCTCCAGTTCTTTATCTGGATACTTTAAAGACTTCTACACTTTCTCAGAGTTCTGAAACTGTAGATGCTAGAGGTGGTAAGGGTAATGTAAAGCTTCTTTCTTGGGATACAAATAAAGAGCTGACCATTGAAATGGAAGATGCTGTATTCAGTGCAAAATCACTCCAGATTATGTTTGGTGGTAAAATGGTCGTTAAGGATGATACCCAAGAAGTATTAAAGACTGTAAGGGGTGTTGATATTACCAATGAGGATGCTGATAATTTATCTTTTGTAATTAATGGTAATAAGTATTATATTGCTAAAGGATTAGTTACTGCATTTAGTTATAATGATGCAACAGTAGAAGGAAAAACTGTTAGCGGAATAAAGTATGGTAAAGAAATTGATGTTCCTGTAGCTGTAGAATATCCTGATTGGGCTAATAAATATGGTGCCAAAACAGATGGCGGCGAAATAAAACAAAAAATTGAATTCGTTACCTTTGATTTACTTGATTGCACAACTACTAAGGGAGGTAATACTGGTATTATAGGTGGCGGATTAACCATTGATATTGGTGCAGAATTTAATTCAAATACTTATTATATCACTGGTGATACATATGCTAGAAATGTTGCTTCTGGTAAGGATGAGTTCTTACAGTTCATTATTCCGAAGGGAAAAGTTTCTGCTGAAGACGTTAGTCTGACGATGGAAGCTGATGGTGACCCTGCTACATTCGCTATGACTGTTCAATGCTTAAAATCTGAAGGTAAGGGCAACTCAATGGTTAAGCTCGTTAAATATACTCTTGCAGATACTAGTGGTGCAGCAGGCGGTGGTAATAAGGGTGTCGCTTCTGTATTAGATGATTTCAATGCTTCTACAGAGCATGAATCACCATGGGCTAGTCCTAAATCTGTTATTGATGCTAATAGCGGTGGTTCAAAAATTGAAACTAGCGTTTTACCATAATTTAATAAGACAATTTAATGGCGGAGGGGCGGTAACGTCCCTCCACTTTATTTAGGAGAAACAAATGGAACAACAATTTGGAATGCAAGAACTATACTTCGTCCAATTAAAATCTACTTCTATAATAGAGATAAAAGGACGAACAATTGCGGCTGGTGAGGTAATTGCCGCATTTGATAAAATTCGAATTGCTAATTTCAAAGAAATCCATCGTGAGGCCGCGGCGCAAGGTGGTTATCAAAATCGAAAGTTAGTAATTTGGAATAGGACAGAGGGAGTAGATTTAGTATTCACACAAGGTGTATTTTCAAAAACGCAACTAGGCTTAATGCAAAATTCCAAATTGCTTTCAGTAGATGATAGTCAAGTTGTACGAATTGCACAACGTGATGAATTAGAAACGAATGACGAAGGTATTATCCAACTATCACATGAACCTATAGATAATTGGATTTTTATATATAATAAAGAAACTGGTGAAAAATTAGAAGGTCTATCTAGAATAGATGCAAAAACCATACAAACCCCTCTAGTCTATAAAGATGTTATTGTTGATTATGAATATGGGTATGACAACGGCGCTGACGTAAGCTTTATAGGTGAGGATATTTTCGAGGGGTATGTCACTTTAGAAGGTAGAACTCGAATTAAAGATGACGTTACAGGTAAAACTCATACCGCTATCATATATATACCGAAGTTGAAAATAACGTCAGACTTTAATTTAACGCTTGGAGAGGATGCACAACCAGTTGTAGGTAAGTTCAGTGCGACTGCATTGGCAACTGGAGATAGAAAGCAGTCTAAAGCGTTGGAGATTTATTATCTAAATGATGATATTGATGAGGACAATGAATGGCGTTAACTTTGGTTAACGCTATTTTTTATTGGAAAGGAGGAGAAGTAATGGGTAATAATGATTCTGTTTTTACCGTAACTTTGAAAACTATAGCAGATGTTAGTGATGTTAAACATAACATAGAAGCATTACAAAATAGTTTTAAGAAATTAAAATTACCCGATAAAATTGGAGAAAGTTTAAATAAAAATATCTCTAATTTTATGAAAGAGTATGATAAATATCAGAGTAAACTTGCTCAAGGTATTCAAACTCAAGGTGACCAGAGAGCAGTAAATAAGAGTTTAAATTCTATGTTAAACTCTTATGAAAAAATTATTAATGAATTTGATAATTTATCTAAGAAAGATTTTAAGGATATTTTTAATTTAGATGAGGGTGCTTTTAAAAAGGTTCAGTCAACTATAAAACAAATGCAGGCTGAAATTAAAAAAGTTAAGCTTGACCCAAAACAATTGACTGAACCTATAGAGCAAATTTCTAAATTAACTAAAGCTAATGCTGTTTTCGGAAGCGGAAAAGGCTTTGATAAAATTAAATTAGGCTTTGAGGAGAATGATATAGAAAAAGCCAAAGAAGGCTTAGCAGATATTGATAAATATTTAGAGCGTTTCCGTTCTCAAATGAGTGATGATAAATATAATGGTATTCAAAAAGCATTAGACCCAATTAGAGAACAAGTCGCTCAAGCTGAAAGAGAAACTCAAAAATTTGCAGGAACTTTAGATAAAGCTGAAAAAGAGTTGCAAGATTTAGGAGTAGCAGGAACTAAGGGTTTAAAAAATACTGCTGATGCTTTAAAAAAATCTGGTCAAGCTGCGGAAAAATTAACCGATACTTTAAAAAGACAGCATGAAGAAGAGTTTAATTTTAACAGACAAGCCCAAGATATAGATAGACAGATTCAAAGTTATTTTGGATTGTCTCAGATGATTAGAAAAGTTGGAGATATTGCACGTGAAGCATTTAATACAGTTAAAGAATTAGATGCTGCAATGGTAGAAACTGCCGTAGTAACTAATTTTGATGTTGGTGATATGTGGAATATGCTTCCTACTTACACCAAACAAGCTAATCAACTTGGTGCTACCATTAAAGATGTATATGAAGCTGCAACTCTTTACTATCAACAGGGTTTAAATACTAATCAAGCAATGGGACTTGCTAATGAAACTTTAAAAATGGCAAGAATTGCTGGATTAGATGCAGCTGATGCGA